TAGGAACACTAACAACACTTACTGTAGACAATGTAATTATTAATGGTTCAACAATAGGGCATACTGGTGATACAGACTTAATGACTGTCGCTAGTGGTGTGCTAACTGTGGCAGGAGAAATATCTGTAACAACTTTAGATATTGGCGGAACAAACGTAACTTCAACAGCTGCAGAATTGAACATACTAGACGGAGTTACTTCTACAGCAGCTGAATTAAATGCATTAGATGGCATCACTGCAGTTGTAGGTGAGCTTAACGCATTAGACTTAGGCAGCACAGCGGTTGGAACTGCAATTGCATCTAAAGCAGTTATTTTAGATTCTAACAAAGATTACACCGGTATTAGGAACTTGACTATTACTGGAGAATTAGATGGGGCCACTTTAGATTTATCAGGTGATGCAGATATTGCAGGAACGGTTCTAATATTTCATTAGATAGTACATCAACTTTAAATATAGATAATTCTAACACCTCAAACGGCATTACAATTGGCACGGCTACATCAGGCGTTCCTATATCAATTGGACACTCAACTTCTGAAGTTACTGTTAACGACAACTTAACGGTAACCGGAAACTTTACGGTCAGCGGCACGAGCACTACAGTTGACTCAACTACCGTTGCTGTTGCAGACTCAATGTTTAAACTTGCAAAAGACCAAGGCACAAGTGCAGATGCATTAGACTTTGGTTTTTACGGACAGTACGGTGTTGGCGGCACAGCTAAGTTTGCCGGAG